ACCGTCACCATTGCGCGGGAAGTTTCGCCAATAGAACTTTACAACAAGAGCGAAACCCACATAGAACAGACGAATAACAAGATTGCGCTTATCGCGTCGGAAGAAGAGCTGAAAAAGTATTCAACTGGCGCGACGCTTTCGGCTGCCCTTTCGACACTGGAACAGACTTCGGAAGGCTTCCGGAGTGAAGTAACAAAGAACTATGCCACGAAAGTTTATACCGATGAAGCGGCAGACACGGCGCAGAGCCTGTCCAAGAATTACACCGACAGCCGATATAACGTGCTAGATGGGTATCTGGACGAAGTCGTGGATTATGTTTACGATACTGAAACGTATCTTAACACAAAGATTACACAAACCGCTGAAGGGCTTGAAGTTGAGATATCGAAGAAGGTCGGGGATGACGAAATCATATCCAAGATAAACGCTTCTGCGGAAGGCGTGGTCATTGAAGCGTCAAAGATTGACCTTACCGGGGTTGTTACCGCAACAGATCTGGCTACGGCAGGAAGCACGGTTATAAATGGTGCTAACATCACCACCGGAACGATAACGGATGATTCGACAGAACCGAATATGGAAATCCTTCTTTCGGACGGCAAGATAAGAACCTATGACTGGGAAGACTTCATAATGACGGAATTCTCCGAAGGCAGCATCAAGACCTATGACGGCGGGGACGCATTGCTTGGAAGCGTCGGTCTTGTGGAATCGTCGCTGTTTGAGTATTCCAATCTTCCTATGATGGCACTGTGCGGCGATGAAGGAAGCGCGGGCGTCGGTCTTGCTTGGAGGAAGAAAAACGCAACGGCATATTCACCTATCATGTGGTATGACGCCAAAAGGGACGTTGTGAAGTGCTATAAAGACTTTTTATTCTATGAGGATGACAAAGCGGGCAGACGTCCCTACAGCGGCGGCGGTTCGTTTAAGAGCGGCGGGGCGTCACAGACGACTATTTACTACAATTTCGCTCGTGGGATTTGCACACGATTCGGCGTATAAGGAGTGAACGACATGACCAAACCTTTTTCAGTTGCGCGTGATGATTTCGAAGTAGGGCTTCGCAACCTTGTTCTGGAAGGCGGGCTTCCCGCATCGGTCACTGCGGATATATTAAGAAAGATGCTGCTTACGGTTGAAAGAGCGGCAGAAAAACAGCTTGCCACGGAACGGCAGGCGTATGAAAAGGCACTTGCAGAAGAAGCACAAGCGGTTGAGGAAACCGCCACGGGGGCAGATGAAGAATGAGATTTACAGATAATGCAAGTATCGCAACGGATACGATGGTAAATGATGACATCTTGGCGGGCACTGATGTATCTACTGGCAACGACCGCAAATTTACGCTTGCCAACTTGGCGGCGTGGCTGCTTAACAAATTCAACGGGCTTTCACTGGCGGGGTCAAATCAGACCGTCAAGAGCGCTCTTGACTCATTAAATAGCAATACGTATTCACTGTTGATTGGTACGGCGATTACATCGGGGGCAGATTTAGACGCATATACAACAGCGGGTAATTTTTACTCAGCCAGTAGCACAATCACTAACTCGCTGTCAAACGCTCCTTTTAATGGATACGGTTTCAAAATGCACGTTGAATACATAAATTCAAATGGAACAATTTTACAAACTATCGCATCCGGGCATACGCCGTCGCAACACTATGAACGCCGAGGGCAGAGAGCGTCGGGGGCGTGGACGTTTAGCGATTGGGAAGAACAGCCTACCCGTGCCGAAATGGATGCGCTAAGCGAAATATACACTGGTACAACTAACTTTACATCTATTGACCCGATACAGCCCAATAATGCAAGGGGCCTCGGAGCATGGCTTGATGCCAAGGTACACGCACAAATCTCAACGTTTAGCACTGACGAGGTACACTTGGTGGCAGGTGCTAACGATAGTGTTGCGTATGGGGCGTCATTTTATAAAGCATCCGATTCCTATTATGCGGGAATTGTTTGGAGTTATCACAATAACGCAAGGAATACGGCATGGTACTTTAAGTATTCCAACGGTACATATAAGTTAAGACCGCTTGCAAAACCGATAGCGGATTAATTGCTATTTAATTAAATAACGTAACCCGTCAACGGGATGCCTTCGGGCGTCCCTTTTTTCGTATCTCACAAAGGAAAAACGCCGTGGCTGAAGAATTTATTACAAGGGGCGAATATGAAGAACGATTGCACCGGGTCGACGATGAAAACACGCGGCAAAACAAACGCATTGACAAGCTTGAAGAAATCATGACGCAGATAAACAACTTAACCGCTTCGGTGCGCGAACTGGCAACACAAATGCAAGCCTTTCAGCGCGAACAGGAACGGCAAGGCAAGCGGCTTGACTCCATTGAAGACGAACCCGCAGACAAATGGCGCACGCTTGTCAAAACCGTTCTGACTGTTGCGGTTTCCGCGTTTATCACTTACGTTTTGACCAAAGGGGGAATTTAAAATGAAAATGTCCAATGCAACTTATGACGTTCTGAAGAAGGTTTGCTTGATGATAACACCGTTAGTTGCGTTTATTCTTGCCCTTACTGACGTTTGGGGCTTCGCATGGGGCGCAGAAGCGGCGGCGACCATTTCCGCAGTTGGTGCGCTTCTTGGCGCGTGCCTTGACATTTCAAGCAAGAACTATCACGCGGAAGGGGAAGAATAAAATGTTATCCGAAGTGAACATGGACGTTTTGACAAACATTATTTCGGGCGTCGAAAGCGGCGGGCAAGTTTACGGCAAGCGTGATTATGCCGTCTATGCGCCCCCGTATCACACGACCGCAAGCGAACACACAATAACGCTTGGTTGGGCGTGCAACTACGGAAGCAACGCCCGCAAGCTTGTGCAGACCATCTTTGACTATGACCCGAAAGCGTTCCGGAAGCTGGATGCCGCGGGAATCGAAGGGATGCTAAAGAAAGACTGGGTTGCTATCCGGTGGAATCCGAACCAAGCGGAAAGACGGGTGCTTATCAGCCTTATCACTTCCCCGATGGGCAAGAAGGCGCAGGATGACCTTTTCAAGCATGATATGAAACAATTCGTTTCCGACTGCGAAATGGATTACACCACGGACGTTAAGCCAATCATGATGTACTGCGAGATTCGCCATCTTGGGGGAAGGTCGGCTGTTGACCGTATCTTCAAGCGGGCGAAATCTTACAGCCTTGACGCGATTATGGCGTCCTTGAAGCTTGACCAGTCCGATACCCGGTACAAGAACCCGGTCGGAAGCAAGCTGTTCTGGTCACGGCATGAGTGCTGCCGAAAATGGGCTGACGAATACGCCGATGTGAAGAAGGCCGTAGCACTGAGCGAAAAGGATATCACCATTTGCGGGCACGGCAGCGCAACGCCATCACTCAAGAACATGTACACATACAACGGCGTCCGGTACGGCAAGAAAGCCCCGAACGGGAAACATAAGGGCGTGGTAGCGGTAAGACGGCTGCGGAAGATGACCGATGCGAAACGGAAGCTTTTCGTTGCCAAGTACAGCACCATTCTTGGAAGGAACACCTACAGCCAGAACCTGCGGCAGTACGTTTACGCAAAGTACCCGAAGACCGGGCTTTACTATTCCGACTGTTCTTCTTCAATATGCGCGACCTATTCGGAAATCGGTTTGCCCTGTCCGCTGTTCAACACCGCCGCGATCTACTTAGACAACAACTACTTTGAAAGCGTCCCGGTGACCATCAAAGACGGGCATATCATCAACGTTGACGCGCTGATGGTCGGGGACTGCATTCTTTACGTTGGCAATGACCCTTCAAGACCGTTACAGATTGGGCACGTTGAAGCGGTCTACCAGATAAACGGCGGTACGGATGACAAAGCCATCATCAAAGCTGGGCAGGAAGCATCTATAGCCTTTATCGGGCACGAAATCGAAATGGACGGAGTGCGCGGCAATGAAACGCGTTCACAGGCGGCAAGGGTCTTGCAGCACGCTATGAACCTTGACTATCACGCGGGGTTAGAAGAAGACGGCGTTTTTGGGCGGCTGTCAAAGAAAGCCCTTGAAGGGCATTACGTTCAGAAGGGCGAAACGCAATGGATGGTGACCGCCGCAGAAATCCTTCTGATGCTGTTAGGCAAAGACCCGCACGGGGTTGAATACCCCGGAACATTCGGAAGCGGGTTAGAAGCGGCGGCGGGTACTCGCTACATCAATGCTGACCGTTTCAGAAGCTATCTTGAATGATTTGTTGCAAATTTTGTTGCAATTAATGGCTGTATAGCCATAGTGGCTAATGCAGTCGTGCGGGTTCAAGTCCCGCTTTCCGCATCATTTCACGGGGTTGGTGCTTTTGCACTGACCCCGTTTTTTTATTGATTTTCTGCGGCATCCCGCCGTTTTTCCCTTCCTTGCCGAATCGGCACGAAAACCCTTCCAAAAGTTGAAATTTACAACATTGTTGCAATTTTTGTTGCAAATTTTTTTGCCCCAAGCAAGGATACCTTAAAGCACTGATTCGGCAAGACATCGAACGAAACGAGAAATGAAAACAGCCCCGCAAAGCGCGGGGCTTTTATTTTGCACAAAAACGCACAACGAACGCACGGAAACGCACAAAATGTGCGTTTTTTACGACAGGATGCCCGAAAAATGCCCGTTGACCACATCCGCGAATTCTTCCCGCTTGTCATCCAATGCCCTTCTGTAAATTTGCTTTAACGTCGCATCGGTCAAGTGCCCGGAATCCCGCATGATGTATTGGTCGGGGATTCCAAGGGCGTGCCGTATGCTGATGGCGTATACCCGTAGGTCGTGAAACCGGAACGACAGACCAAGCTTCTTCAATTCGCGTTCGAACTGGCGCGTGACGGAATGCGGCACACGGCGGCGGCTGTCGTGTCGAATGACTTTAGAAGGCTTTCGAAAACGGTATACATAAACACCCCCAAAAAACTGTTGACTTAACAAAGGTGAGGTGCTATGTTTAGTAATGGCTTCACCTTTGTTAAGTCATATAAGGTTCCCACAAGCCGAATATATCACAAATGTGAAGCCAACACAAAGCAATCTTTGAAAGGGGGTGAACGGATGTACGAAAGAATCTTTGAACTGTGCCTTGAACGGAACGTAACAATTGCGGAACTTGCACGGGCGACAGGGATAAGCGAAAGTGCGTTTGCGAACGCGAAACGAAGAAAAGGCGCAATGTCGTTTGAAAACGCAAAGAAGGTCGCCGAATACTTCGGCGTGAGCCTTGACGAACTGGCGGCGAAAAAATGAAATGTGCCCGCCGCAAAGTCCACACACAGGCGACAGGCACAAAGCAAAAACGTATGCGTGGTCATTGTACCACAACAGGGGGAAGTATGAAACAAAGAGGGGCTAATTTTCTGAAAAACGCTGTATTGGCGGTTCTGCTTGGCTATTTCGTTGCACACGCCGTGCCGTGGGTAAACACTGCGGGCGCGGTCACTGGCGGCTTCTTGGCTGCGGAACTGGCAATGTATTTTCTGACCGCTTACGACGAAATCATCCGACAGCGGGCAAGAAGAAGGGGGAAAAGATGAAAAGGTTTCCTGTTTGCGAACACTGCGGGCAACCAATCACCGACCCGGAATGCTTTTGCTATGACGGTCGCAATGTTTGGGGGTCTTGCTTGCACAGGGATTGTATGGCAGAAGTGCTAAAGCGCATCCCGGTTTATGGACTTCGGGAAGCAATTGAAGACACGTTGATTAGCCGCATAAACACGCCATCAGAAGAAAAAGAAGCTGATTGGGATGCAATGCGCGATTACATGGAATGGCTGAAAGGGGAATAAAAGATGATGTTTCGCGATTTACGCGCCGATGAAGTGGAGTGCAGAATTGGCACGGTAAAAGAAGGAAAGGGCGTTTCCTTGCTACTTTACAAGGATGCTCGATGCGACATGAACGTTTTAGATGAAACGGTCGGCGCAATGAACTGGCAAAAGGCTTACAGCCGCGAAAACGCGAATTGCACCGTTTCCATTTGGGACGGAGAAAAGGAACAGTGGATTTCGAAAGAAGACACGGGCACAGAATCCAAGACGGAAGCCGAAAAGGGGCTTGCTTCTGATTCCTTCAAACGGGCTTGCGTCAATTGGGGCATCGGTCGGGAACTGTACACAGCCCCGTTTGTGTGGATTCCGGGCGCTAGGAAATATGACCGTTTTTACGTCAAAGAAATGACCGTGGAAAGCAAGAAAATCACGCACCTTGTTATCTGCGCGAAAGACGGACAGGGAAACAAGACAGACACTGTTGCTTTTGCTTGGGATGAAGACAAGACGCCCGCCCCGGTCGAAAACGGAAGCGAAAAGATTACCGAAACCCGTTACAGGGCACTTGAAAAGCGTTACAAAGCGGCGGGGCTGAAGATGCGGAACGTTCTTGATGATTACGGCGTGGAAAAACCTTCGGAAATCACCTATGAACTTGAAGCGCAGATGCTTCGCGAGTTTGAAGAATACACGGGGCAAAAGCTATGAGCAGCAGACAGAAAGGGGCACGCGGGGAGCGGGAACTTGCGCTTGCACTCCGTGAATACGGTTACAACACCCGACGCGGTCAGCAATTCAGCGGGGCAAACGGCGACGCGGATGTTGTCGGACTGGAACGAATCCACATTGAATGTAAGCGCGTTGAACGGCTCATGTTGCAAGATGCATACGACCAAAGCAAGCGCGATGCAAGAGCGGGGGAAATCCCGGTTGTGATGCACAGGAAAAACAACTGCGATTGGTTGGTTACCTTGTCGCTTGCGGATTTTATCGGGATGTATAGGGAGTGGTTTGACAGTTATGACGCATGACGGGTTTGTGTTTTACAGAAGCTTTTTCGAAGCTTTGGCATTCCTTCCGGACGCAGAACGGCTTGCGGCGTATGAAGCTATTTGCCGCTATGGGCTGAATGGCGAAGTCCCGGAAACGGGCGGCATAGTCGCTTCTGTTTTCACCTTGATAAAGCCGCAGATTGACGCCAATAACAAGCGGCGTGAAGCGGGGCGCAAGGGCTCGCAAGCATTAAGCAAGCAAACTGCAAGCAAACAGGAAGCAAACGAAAGCAAACAGGAAGCAAACGAAAGCAAACAGGAAGCAAACGAAAGCAAAAACAAGCAAACGGAAGCAAACAGCAAGCAAGTTGAAGCTAAAGAAAAAGATAAAGTAAAAGAAAAAGAAAAAGTAAAAGATAAAGTAAAAGAAAAAGATAAAGAAATAAAAGAAAAAGTAAACCAAAAAGAAAGCGGGCTTGCGCCCTATGGGCTATCAAGCGACCTTGAAGCAGAAGTGAAAAACTTCATTGCGGCACGCAAGCAAATGCGTAAGCCAATGACCGACCGGGCGATTGAGTTATTTATCAAGCGCGTACAGTCCCTTGGAAACTCCGACGCGGAACGCATCGCAATGATTCAGACGGCAATAGAAAGGGGATGGCAAACGGTTTACCCGCCGAAAGACGAAAAGCCAAAGGCGACCAAACCAAACCGCTTCAATGCCTTTGAACAGCGCAGTTATGACTATGACGCGCTTGAAGCTGACCTTATCGGGTTAGGGGGTGCAAGATGACCGGAACGCCCGCCCAAGTGATTACATGGATGATGGCAAGGCTTCAGACGCACCCGAACGCAGTTTTCGAAGTGACGCTGAAGAAGGAAAAGCGGACACGTTCCCAAAACGCTTATTATTGGGTCTTGCTTTCGAAAGTAGCGCAGAAGCTTGGGACGCCCGCAACGGTCTTGCACAACCGCATGTTGCGTGATTACCCGTGCCCGTTCGTCATCGCGGGAAAGACGGCAAAGACGTTGCTCCCGGACACAGACGAAACGGAAGCGAAGGTTCTACGACTGGAAACGGTGCATTTGAAGCCGACAAGCCAAACGACCATTTTAGCCGACGGAATCCGCTACAGGACATATTTGCTTCTGCGGGGAAGCCACGAAATGACCACAGACGAAATGTCGTATTTGCTTGAAGGGATGGTGCAAGAAGCGAAACAACAGGGCGTCGAAACGATGACACCGGACGAACTCGCAAGGTTAAGGGCGTATGAATTACAAAAGCAAACGAAGCAAGGCGACTGACATTTCACAGAAGGTCAAAAGGGAAGTGTACGACCGTGATGAAGGGATATGCATTTTCTGCGGAAGACCGGGAATGCCGAACGCCCACGTTATACCAAGGTCAAACGGCGGGCTGGGCATCCCGAAGAACATCGTTACAGCCTGCCCAGAATGCCATTGGAAGATGGACAACACAACAGACAGGAAAAAGTACCTTGACGCCGCCAAAGAGTACCTGCGGCGATGCTACGGGGATTACGACGAATCAGAAGTGATTTACAGAAATGGGACAACATGACAAAGCAAGAACTTATGGACAAGATCGCGCTGCTTTCAAACACCATTGAAACGATGACAAGCGAACGGGCAGACCTTCAGAAGCAGCTTGAAGAAGCGGAAAAGGAACTGAAACCTGGGGACGTCGTGAAGGTGTACGGCAAGCGGTGCATGGTGCTGGCACGGGAACAAGAAGGCAAAGACGTTTTCTGGGCGTTGCGGCAAGATGGCAATGTAGTCGCCATCTGGTCGGAT